ATCGTCTTCCTCCTTAACAGGGTTGGGACCACAGACGGGGCAGTCGTCCTTGTTGAACTCGATACCTACCGGATCGGGTGCCTTGATGCCAGTCTGCTTCCTGACAGCTTTGGCCAGCTCCGCCTCAGGCCGCAGAGCGCCGGCACTGCCGCAGGTTGAACACTTCCAGAAGACGCCTCCGTTCTTGACTGCCTCATCGCAGGCGGCCTGCTTGTCCATGCAGTCGTCGCAGAGACCGCCAGGCAGCTTCTCGTAATCCTCGACTGGTTCGACCTTCCAGTTGCGTGAATCGTAGGTGTTGTCGCACTTGCCACAGCCGCGAACCTCGGGGTTCTTCTTGCTCTGCTCCGGCGGGCCGTAATGAACGCAGTTACAGGACGGGCAGGTGTACTTCTTGTCGAACCGGCCGAGGAGAACAATACCCACGTCCTTGCCGCATCGTTGGCAGACGGAGAGTCGGGGGTTCACTCCCTTTTCGGGGTGTAGTTGAATGCTCATGAAATTCCTTTCAGAGGCGCCGGAACATACTCGCTAGACGCACTCGGTGGTTGGTAGAACCGACGATGGCGATGAGGCCACAGAGTTCGACCTCGTCCTTGCGATACATTGGGAGGATGAGGTCAAGCCATACCAGGAACCCGTGTGGCCGAAGAATGCGGGCACACTCTCTCACGACCAGACGTCGGTTGGGCATCGGGTACCCATAGCGCTCGGCATGCCGAGGACCGTAGGGGATGTCGGCCATGATGAAGTCGAGCTCCCCGTCCAGGAAGGGCATGTTCTCCGCACCGCACACGATGTCTGGCTCGTTGTCCGGATTGATGTCGAGGGCTAGATAGTCTGGACTCCGCGGAAGTGAGCCGCTGAAGAGATGCAGGTGGGTCTCGCGGTCGGGGAACATCGAGAGGACGCGGTTCACATAGCCGGGTGGGTAGCTACCGTAGTAGCCCGACCCGCGGTAGTTGTTGCCGATGACCCAGCATGCGTTGAGCCAGCGTCCCGTTGCGACAGTGGGCCAGCTGTCCGGCCACTGTGGGTAGGCCGCAGCGTAGAGCTCGGCCCGTAGTTGTAGAGGATGACGTATCATGGTCCTCCCATCGCGGTGTCGACCTTGTAATTCTGCCGACTCTTGTGCCTCATCTTCCTCTGATAGACAGCAAGAGCGTGCTTATCGGGGTTGAGGTTCAACTGCTTCTCCAGCTTGTCCTTGTAGTCAAGTTTGGCATTGATCGCGCGCTCTGTCTCGTCGGCCAAGGAGCCAGCCTGGGTCACCACCCAGACAGCCTGAGTCTGAAGGTCAGCATACTTCTGCTGTCCCGCAACTACAGCCTTCTTCAGTCCATCAACTTGGCCCAGCAAGTACCAGCCGGCTGTCCACAGGAGCATTATGATAACGCTCATGAGGATGTGGGTCTTCCAGTGCAGGTTCATCGCGCCCTCCGCTTCTTCTTTTGTGGTGTAGGTTGGTCTATCAGTGGATTCATCAAGGTCGCATTGTACATGCGCTCCATCATCAACACAAATCGCAACCCGCGGGAATCAATGTCGAGGACGAGAACGTGCCCACTGTTGGACTCGGCGAAGCCGAGGAGGAGGGCACGAACATGCTGGAGACTCTTCTCCTCGATGACTTCCCCGAAGCGGAACTCAATGAGGAACGTCTGCGGCTTGTCGTGTTCGAGTACCACCGGCTCCTCGGTATCGAGACCTGCGATTTCCAGTACCCGTGTGAAATCGCCCAGCCAATGCAAGCTGGAATTTCTCGGCAACGATCTCCAGTAGTCGCGACCACGAGACACTAAATGCCCAGACAACCTGGAGATCCGGTCTCTCCGCCTGGACGGCATCGCTCACCTCCATCTCGGCTACGACGTCACTTTCGGAGAACACTAGCTCGATGCCCCCCGTGTAGGGAAGGGGATCGTCCGAGGGCTCGGGGTCTTCCCCGCACCACACGACGATGTAGAGCTGGCTCATGCCCGCGACTTCGTGACGGGTGCCTCGTCATCGTGGGCCTCGCTGATGGCCTCGTTGTTGGACGCGGCGTCGCATGCAGTCTGGAATGCGGTTCGGAATCCCTCGTTGGTGATATCGAAGCCGGCGCAGTGCAGGGCCAGGGTAAGGGACTCGATGCCGTCGGTCATGCCGGTCAGCCACGCATCGCAGTCCGTGACCTCGGGCTCGTACTGGCAGGGCATCTTGTCGCCCGTGTTGATGCACTCACGGATGTGGGCCCATCCAGGCCCGACCTCGATCTGGCAGCCCTCCGGCAGGTCGATGACGCGGATATTGCCCGCCACGGGATCGGTATTGCCGGAAGGCTTGTGCACCTTCTCCAGGTTGTCGTTGAGGCGCTTCATCTGACGCACGAGTTCGGGCATAACACCCTCGTAGAACTTCCGTCCCATCATCGTCTCGAAGAACTGGGGCATGGTACCTCCTCGTTTCCCCACCAGACGCTCGACGAAGCGTGGTGGAAGGCCCACTGTGCGGGCCAGGCGTTTGATATGCTCGTCCATGAGTATCCTTTCAGGGGGGTAAAGTGACGAGCCCCCCAGCTTGTCGGAGGTGGGGGGCTCGTCGATCGCCCACAGATGGGTTGGTGCTCCGGCCATGAGCGATATCGAAGTGCTAGATCAGAGGCAGCAGGTGGTCGAGGCAGCCGAGGGCGAGCGGACCCTCCGTCTGCTCCGTGGAGACGAGGGTCATGCACTCGGTCGGATCGAGGTCCGGATAGCACTCCATCAGGTTCACCATCCGGGCCTTCATGGCCGGCACCTCCTCCGCCCGGCAGGTGTGCACGACCGCTCCGTTCGTGTTGACGATCAGAATCATCGACTTTCTCCTTTCACGTTAAGTTGTCGAGGTCATCTGTCTTATACCCCCAAAGCCAGTTGACTTTCGGGAGCATGACGGAGACAATCCGGTGCATGAGTGTTGCAACTTCCTCGGTTGTCTCGGCCTATGACCACCACCGCACGCGGCTGTACGGTCACACCGAGGACCATCGAGAGATCATCTACCTCCCTGGGTCGTCTGAGGTTGACTACGCGGAGGATGTCGATCTCGAGGAGCTCGCGCTCCAAAACCTCCCGAGGAACCTGCAGACTTTCGATGCCTCTCTCGTGGCGGACATGGAGAAGAAGCTCCTCAATGTCTCTCCGTCTGAGTTCACGGAGTTCTTCATCAAGGTGAGGGACACCGAGAAGCAGAAGCTCACTCGCTTCTCTTTCGATGAACGCCCCTACCTGCGAGAGGTGTATGACACACCAGCACCGATCTCTCCTAAAATGCGGACGTCAAGTTGAGAAAACCCTACCAGAATGGTCAGGTATTCTCCGTGAGGATGGAAGTCTCGCCCAGCTCAAGGATGTGCAAATCGGTGACCGCCTGGTGGGGATGTCCCAGGATCGGGCGCACACGGATGTGGGGACGGTCTCCTGGAAATCGGAGAGGTACACGAAGCCCTGCGTCAGGATCAGAACCAGGCAAGGCCATGAGGTCACTGTAGCGCTGACTCATCCGATGCGGAAATGGGGGATGTGGTTCGAGGCCAGCGAGCTCTACATCAAGGATCGGCTCGCCGTGGTGCGTGGTGGGGGGGAGTTCACTGGAGAGGTCTCCAACTTCCTGGACCACCATGTCATGCTGGCCGCCTACATGGTCGCGGAGGGTCATACTCCTGATATCTCACAGTGCTCATTCACTCAAGGGGAAGGTCCGGTGCTCGATGAATTCCTCTCGATCGTGGACGAGCTCGGTGACGTGTTTAACGCCTACGAAAAGAAAAGAGGCAACTGGGCTCTCCACTTCGGGTCTGAGTCTGACGTTTGGGACTATATGGGTGTGTGGGACATGCGAGGGAGGCTCTCGGCCGACAAGCACGTCCCCGACTTCGTGTGGGGCCTCGACCAACGCCAGACCGCTCTCTTCTTGAATCGGCTTTGGGCCAGAGACGGCCACGCCAGTCTGCAAGGCTCGTCCTATCACCTCGAGTTCGACTCCACCTCCATTACCCTAGCCCGAGATGTGCAACGACTGCTCTGGAAGTTCGGCATCCCGACGAGTTTCAGGAAGTGGAAGCCGACGCTCTACAAGGGGACAGACAAGTGGGCTTACAAGCTCCGTGTCGAGACCCAGCCAGGAGCCCTCCGTTTCATTACCCAGATCGGCGCTCTCGGGAAGACGGAGGACCTTCCGCTCATCGATGTGGAGGAGCAGAGCAACCGGGATACATTCCCTATCGAGATCACCGAGGACCTCAAGGCCATTCACCGTTCTCGGGATGGTTACCAGAGGCGGGGACGTTTCGTTCCGCAGCCATCTTTGCGGTCGGCAGGGCTGCGCGAGAAGCCAAAGTATCCCCTCACCCCAGGCAAGTTGCAGGAGTACATCGACTTCTTCCGATCCGACCCGGAGTTTGACCAGGAGATGGTTGATGCCCTCGCTGCACACCTCGATACCGATCTCTTCTGGGACGAGATCATTGAGATCGAGGACATGGGTGAGCAGCCCTGCTACGACATCATGGTCGAGGGCACACGTAGTTTCGTGGCTGATGGATTCATCACTCACAACTCGACCACCATCGGCAACAAAGGATTAGCTTACGCTTGTATCATCCCCGGCTTCCGTGTCCTCTATGTCTCGCCCTCGAATACCCAGACCAAGACGTTCTCCCAGGACAGGTTGAAGGACCCCATCCTCTCGTCCGAGGAGCTGCGGGTGTGGACTACCAACGACTTGATGGATAACGTCTTTCAGAAGCACTTCATTAATCGTTCGGCCTGGATCCTCAGATATGCGTTCCTCAACGCCGACCGTGTTCGCGGTAACGCGGCCGACCTGATCGACGTTGACGAGTTCCAGAACATCCTGCTCGACAACATACCCATCATAGAAGAGTGCGCGTTCCACTCCCCCTACAAGCTGTTTCAGTACTCCGGCACCCCCCTGTCGCTGGACAACCCCATCGAGTACTGGTGGACGACGTTCTCCACTCAGGGCGAATGGGTCGTCCCCTGCGACTGCAAGAGTGGAGAGGGGGGCCGTTACTGGAACATCCTGCTCGAGTCCAATATCGGGAAGACGAGCCTCATCTGTTCGCGTTGTGGCAAGCCCCTCAACCCAGCACATCCTGATGCACAGTGGGCTCGGATGGCGGAGCCCCGAGTTGAGCAGCCCTATGAGGGGTTTCGTATTCCCCAGTTGATGGTACCGTGGCTGGAGTGGGGCGACATCCTAGACAAGCAGCGTAAGTATCCCCGGGCCATGTTTTACAACGAGGTCCTGGGGTTGAGCTACGACTCCGGGCTGCGTCCGCTGAATCGGATCGACGTGCAGGAGAACTGCAAGCCCAAGCAGCTACTGACCGCAGATTACCTGACGAAGCTGAGGGCCAGGCTTGCTACCACCCCCCTGTGGATGGGCATCGACTGGGGAACGGGCGAGTCGCAGTCATTCACCGTGGTGACCTTTGGCGCCTATATCGACGGGCGGTTCAACATCTTCTATATCCACCGCTTTGAGGGGCCTGAGTCAGAAGTTCCCGTGAAACAAGATATAATCCACAGGCTCATTCAGCTGTGGAACCCGCGCCGCATCGGTGTCGATTACGGTGGTGGCCACTACCCCAACGACGACCTCATCCGCCGTTACGGTTCCGACCGCGTGGTGAAGTACCAGTACTCAGACCCGCGGACGAAGGTGAAGTGGGAAGGTCCCCTCGCTCGATGGCTCGTGCATCGTACTGAGGTGATGTCGGCTATCTTCAACGCCATCAAGAGACGTAATGTCTTCACGTTTCCACAGTGGGAGTCGTTCGAGGATCCGTTCGCGGTCGACATGCTCAACATCTTCTCCGAGTACAACGTCCAGCGCCGGATGATCGAGTACAAGAAGTCGCCAAACTGCTCGGATGACTCGCTGCACTCATTACTCTATTGCTTTCTCGTTTCTATCCTTGATAACCCGCGGCCGGACATTCTCCATCCCTCCGATCCCATCAAGGAGGCTCCCGAGCCCTACAAGGAAGATGCTCAGGAGCAGTCCATCCTTCGTGACGCCGCCGACTACACCTGAGAGCTAAAGACAAGGCACGGCGCGGA